AGTTTTGCAAAGATGATTGAACTCAATTTAATTACGAAGAAAACGGAGGAAAAATAAGATGAATACAAAAATGAATTTAGAAGAAAAAGTTCAACAATGGTTTGTTGACAGAAATCTACATGAAGCAAATCCTGTCAAACAATTCTTGAAGTTGATGGAAGAATCAGGAGAACTGTTTGAAGGTATCGCAAAGGATAAATCTGAACTGATTTATGATGCACTTGTTGATATCCAGGTAGTAATGATTGGACTTGAACAACAGATCAAGAACGGTGCTCAGATTTCGGCTAATCAACAGGAACTCGAATTGCTGCTGATGGTTTCCAGTCTTGGTAATATCGCTCAGAAGCTATACGCCCATATCTGTCATAACGAGACACAGATTCCTTTAATCAAAGCAGACTTGATGTTTCTTGACAGTGTGGTTAGTACGGTTTCATTTTGTAATGGTACTACAGCTGAAAATTGCTTAGAAGAAGCTTATGAAGTCATTAAAGACCGCAAAGGTAAGATGATTGACGGGGTGTTTGTCAAAGAGGAGGATTTGAAATAATGATCAATAATGTAACCCTTGTAGGACGACTAACACGAGATCCGGAGTTGAGATATACAACTTCAAATGTCGCAGTAGCAACTTTCAATATGGCGGTTAATCGGAACTTCAAAGGAGCAAATGGAGAACGTGAGGCCGACTTCATCAATTGCATGATTTGGAGAAAACCAGCTGAATTGCTTTCTGAATGGTGCAAAAAAGGAAATCTTGTAGGCATCACAGGTCGCATCCAAACTCGAAGCTATGAAAATCAGAAAGGACAACGTATCTATGTGACAGAAGTAGTTGCTGAGACTTTCCAACTACTCGAAAAACGAGACAATTCTGCAAACCAATCAAATATCGAAGAGCAGATGCCAGCAAGTTTCGGAGCCACAAATCCTTTGGATATCTCAGATGATGATTTGCCGTTTTAGGGAGGTGTGAAGGATGAACACGATTAACCAGGATATCATCAAGGGTTTAAAGCATTCAATCAAAGTCGCTGAAGAAAAGATTGAAGAGTTAAAGAAACCAAGTCAGAAATCAACAGTACACATGAGAGCTGCTAAAAGAGATTTTTGGAGGAAGAAACTGAAAAGGTATAAAGAACAATTGAAGGAGTTGGAAGATGAATAAACAGGAATTGATTAAAAAGGTTAAAGAAATTGGGATTTATGGTTTGAACATATTCGGTACTGTAGTTGAAGGTATTCCGACCAAAACTACAATTAAATTAATCGAACAACTAGACGAACCTGAAAAAGTCAAAGTTCCGCAGTTTGTGGCGGATTGGTATGAAAAGCATAAAGATAATTTAGAATATGATATTTGGGAATACATTTTGCACTGGGGCAAACAACAAAAGTCTGAATTTTATGAATGGATGAATTATGCTAGCAATAAACCATTTCAAACCCTAGCCAACATGCACCAATTCGGCTACGAGGTCGAGAAAGAGAAGCGGTATTTTGTGAAGATAAAAGCGACAAAACACTGCTTTGCAAAAGATGGTAAAGGTAAAATAGTTTATTCTCTAGCATATAAAGGAAGTTTTACAAAAGCTGAGCTAGAAAAAGCCGGTTTTAGCTGGGTGTTTGATTGTGAGGGGATTGAGATCGAGGAGGCGGAAAAATGATACCAAAATTTAGAGCGTGGCATAATGAACTTAGTAGAATGATGTTAGTAAAAACTATGTTTTTCTTTGCTGGTGGACTTGAGGAACTTGAATTGAATGACTCAGTTATGAATGATTATATTACAGCTTATCCCGACGAAATCGAACTCATGCAATCAACAGGACTCAAAGACAAAAATGGGAAAGAGGTCTTCGTCGGAGATATTATAAAATGCACAAGAGGATGTCCTCATGAAGTTTACTTAGAAAAAGAATATGGTGGTACATACATAGGCGGAATGCCTGCCATATACCTAAAAGGTATAAGAGAAGGCTATGCGTGGACTGAGCATGAAGAAATCATCGGTAATATCTACGAAAATCCTGAGCTTTTGGAGGATAAGGGATGAAACGACCAAACAGATACCCATACACACGAAGTCAATGGACTGAAAATACTGTTGATTATTTTACGTATGAAGACGGTATCTATTTTACGGAACGCATTTTGGAAAATCGCCTTACTGGAGAAATCAAGGCTAAGGAGGTAGAAGATTGAAACGCTTCTTAATTGGATACGCTTTGCTCACTACTTGCCTTTTATTCATGCAACGTGAAGCACAGAAACCCTTGCTAGTCTATCACGCTGATAGTAAATACGCTATCACTGGCAAGGTTACAGAAAAACGAAAAATCGGAAGTCTATTCACTATCACGGTAAATGGGAATGTGTTTGTGGTGAGTGAAGAAAAATACAACAATACAGAAATTGGGAATGAGGTAGAAATTTGATGAAAAAATTATTAATTACAGCTTTAATCAGCTTGTCTTTTATTAGTCTTGTAGGATGTGGAAATAAAGACATTTTAGGAACAACCTTTACTTTCAAATATGCAAAAGTAAAGTTAGTTGACGGACAAATTGTTGAAGGTAAGGTTGCGCAATGGGCGAAATATGACCAACAAGACAGCATTCGAGTTACTTTTGAAAATGGAGAGGTATATTACACTCACTCAAGTAATGTAACCTTGTATAACAAGTAGATGAGGAATTATTATGAACACACTAGAAAATGTAAAAAAATGGTTTATTGACCGTGATTTAGAAAACGGTGGACGATTAGATAAGCAATCACTCAAGCTCAGTGAAGAATTTGGAGAGCTATGTGCTGGCTATCTCAAGAAGAATGAGAAGCTGACCAAAGATAGCATCGGAGATTGTGCAGTCGTGATTGTCGGTCTTGCCTCTCTGGTTAAAGCTGATGTGCATAAGATTTTTAATGAAGTTTTTAGCGATGAATACTATGTCATAGAATGTCTGGTCTTTTTGAACAGGACCATCAGTAATATTCAGATATCAAATGGATTTACAAATAGAGATATATATATAGTCGATTTATCTCGTTCAATTTATTGGTTAAAATCAATCAGTAACGCTCTTGGTTATAACTTCGAAGAATGTTTTGAACTAGCATACCAGGAAATCAAAGACCGTAAAGGTCGCTGGATTGATGGTTCATTCGTGAAGTGGGAGGATTTGCCAGATGAATGACAAAATAAAAGAATTTAATAGACGTATAGCATCCTCTACCAGTATTGATATTCCAGAGGAATTAGACAAGCATTTTATTATTGGAGAATTTGACAACGTAAACAAACCGAATCACTATCAAGGCTCAAAAGGTCTTGAAAGTATTGAAGTAATTGATAACTTTATTGGCAACTTGTCAGGCAAGGCTGCATGGTACTGGGGAAATGCTATTAAGTATTTACTCCGATTCCAGAAGAAGAACGGTCTTGAAGACCTTAAGAAAGCACGCAAGAATCTTGATTGGTTGATTGAGGAGATGGAACATGAGAATTAAGACATCGAATGGCGCAATCGTCAACGTTAACAACATAAAACGCAGCATCACGATTGAAGGAATCGAGCTCGGATCAGATTGTCAAGCTTTAGTATCTAAGCATCAAGATGGTACAGGTACGATCACTTTAGTCTTTGATGGTAAAATCGTATAAAAGGAGGTAGCTGTGGTCAAAAAGAACTTAACAAAAGCACGAAGGGATTATCTCGAGTTTGAACTCGATGATAAATATTTAAAGATTGACAAACTTATTGGCCAACGCAGGCATGAGCTAGAACGTTTGTACGAAGTTAAGCATCTTACTGTTCCTGGTATTGATGATACTGGAGCAAGTAGTAGCGGAACATTCGTTAACAGGTCTGAGAATCTAGCAATTGCATACGCAAGCGATCCAATGGTTTTAAGACTAGAAAACTTTCAAACAGCAATTTCAAAGCTACTTGACGCACTTGAACCTGATGATAAAAAAATCTTTCATTTGAGATGGGGAGAACACACTAGATACGATTGGATTCAAGTTTGGCATATTATGGAGAATGGTGACACTGGGTATCTATACAGGCACAGTAAGCAGATTTACAGAAGACGTGAAATCATTCTTGATACACTTGCAAAATTTTTATTCATGTAACTTGTCAAAAAAAAGTATAGAATTGACAAAAAGAATATGATAGATTGATACTATCCAAAGCACTGAGAGAAACTTAGTGCTTTATTTTTTTGTGAAAGGAGCAAAGAACTATGAATATTGTTGAACCGTTAAGAGATAAGGATGATATCCAATCCATGAAGGACTATCTATCATCTTGGAATGAAAAGTATTACATGTTATTTCTTTTGGGAATCAATACAGGTTTCCGTGTTGGGGATATTCTCAAACTAAAGGTTAAAGATGTTCAAGGTTGGCACATTAAAGTTAGGGAGCAAAAGACAGGGAAATACAAGAGCATCAAAATGACAAGACCGCTTAAGAATGAATTGAGGGAATTTGTCAAAGATAAAGAACCACATGAGTATCTATTTCAGAGTCGTGTTGGAAAGAATAAGGCGCTCAGCTATAAGACGGTATACTGGTTTCTTAAAAGAGCTGCTGAAGACTTAGGAATCGATAATGTTGGAACTCACACGATGCGAAAAACATTTGGCTATCATTACTACAAGAAGTACAAGAACGTTGCAGACTTGATGTCATTATTCAATCATTCAAGTCCAGCAGTCACACTAATTTATATTTGTGTGAGGCAAGATGAACTTGATACTAAGATGAGTAATTTTAGCCTCTAATATTTTTTTGATTTTTTCAACTATCCATAATGAGGAATTTTCTAGTTTATATTTTGAAGAGGGCCTGAAGCATTGTCTGTGCTAGTTTTAGAGTGTGAACAAAATTGGATAAAATATAAGATATAACTAATTCAACAGGGATATTTTACATAAATTCAAAACTCAAAAATAAATCTTGTCAAAAAAAGATATAGAATTGACAAAATGAATCTGATATATTTGTATCATGAAAAAAATCCAGAAGTTGAAGGTACTGCATAGGCGATGGCTTATTTTAAAAATCCTAAACACTCTGACTGGTTTAGAACTTGGCAGATTAAATTCTACAACTCGAAACCTTGGAGAACTCTGAGAAATAGAATCAGAAAAACAAAGCGTATGCGCTGCGATATGTGTGGACGTTTAATTCATGGCAAGAGCATTGTCGACCATATCATAGAGATAGATGAAACTAATTATCAAGATGAGTCTATTACTCTCAACGAAGATAATCTGCAATTACTTTGTCTCGAGTGTCATAATACAAAAACATTTCAAAGCAAAATAAATTTAAATTTAGAAAATCGGAATATTAATTTATTTTGATTTTTTATTTTTTGAATTTTTTTATTTTTATCAGATCCCCCCTATTTAAAATTTTCACACACCCAAAATAATAACGGTGTCAATCCTCTTATATATCTCTCCCCCAAAAATGACGAAAATTGATACAAGAAAGGAGCATGATTTTGAAAATCAATGAAGTTTTAGAAAAGCTAGGAATAAGTCGTGCTACCCTCACCAGGTATCGAAAAAAGCTAGGCATATTTGAAGAAACTCGGTCGAATATCACAAAAAGTCAGTTCAAAGAGTTAGAAAAGCTGGCAAATCAACGGCAAAAGTATACAAGAGAAGAACGTGTTGAACTATCTCGTAAGACTTTCAAGTTGATTCCAAAAGAAAAAATGCTTGAAATCAATGACAATGATTCAGTAGGTTTGAAAAATTTAAAAATTCAATACAATCATAATCAAAAAGTGATTGAAAACTTCCAATTGGAAATCAATAAAGTCATCAATGACGGTGAGCTACCTGATAAGTATTTACTTGATGGAATGGAAAAGTATCAAAAGCTAAACATGCAGATTATGTCAACGATTGAAAAGCAAAGTCCACAGGGTGATAGCCTCAAAGAAATGATTCAGGAGAAGTTGGCTCGATATGGTTGAGATGAAATATTTTGATAAATATGCTCAGCTGGTCTACTCAGGGAAGATTCGTGTTTGTGAACTTACGATGAAGTCGATTAAACGAGTAGAGAGGTACAAGGAGCAATACATCTTCAAACAAGAAGAAGCTGACAAACGGATTGAGTTCATTGAGGAAGAGTGCAGCAACACTAAAGGCCTTGCTGGAAAGTTACGTTTGGCTTTACCTCAGAAGGTTTGGCTAGAAACAACGTGGGGTTTTTACCATACAGTTGAAATTACAAAAACAGATCCTGATACACTTGAAGAATATAAAGATTTTGAAGAAAGGCGTCTCATTCATGAGGTGCCTATTATTGTACCTCGTGGCACAGGAAAAACTACCCTTGGTTCTGCCATTGGTGAGGTTGGTCAGATTATTGATGGTGAGTGGGGTGCTGATATTCAACTTCTAGCTTACAGTCGTGAACAAGCTGGATATCTGTTTAATGCTTCTAGAGCTATGTTGTCGAACGAAGAGAGCTTGCTACACTATATGCGTGAGGCTGACATACTAAGGTCAACTAAACAAGGTATCTTGTACGAGACAACTAACAGTCTCATGTCAATCAAGACTTCCGACTATGAAAGCCTTGATGGTACTAATGCACACTACAATATTTTTGATGAAGTGCACACTTATGATGATGACTTCATCAAGGTTGTAAATGATGGTTCGAGTCGTAAGCGAAAAAATTGGATAACATGGTACATCACCACGAATGGGACGAAACGAGACAAGCTGTTTGATAAGTATTACAACATCTGGGTAGATATTCTTGATGAAAAGATTGTCAATGATTCGGTCATGCCTTGGATTTATCAGCTGGATGATGTTTCTGAAATTCACAATCCAGATATGTGGCAGAAAGCTATGCCTTTACTTGGTATAACGACTGAGAAGGAGACGATTGCCAAGGATATCGAAATGAGCAAGAATGATCCAGCACAACAGGCTGAGCTGATGGCTAAAACATTTAATCTCCCTGTTAATAACTATCTTGCTTACTTCAGTAATGAAGAGTGTAAGGGTTGGTCAGATAAGTTTGATGAGAATTTGTTTGTTGGAAATGAGGAACGGAGTGCTCGCTGTGTACTTGGTGTTGACTTGTCGGATGTCAATGATATTTGTTCGGTCTCATTTATGGTCGTGCGTGGCGAAGAGCGTCAGTATTTGAACAAGAAATTCATGCCACGTCATACGATTGAAGGACTTCCGAAAGAACTGAGGGACAAATACGCTGAGTGGGAGCTTAGTGGACAGCTTCATGTTCATGAGTTGGATTACAATGACCAATCTTATATCTTTGAAGAGTTAAGGCAGTTCATGAGTGAGAATAGAATCTTACCAGTTGCAGTTGGATATGACCGCTGGAATGCAAAAGAGCTTATCCGCTTAATTAATGACTACTACGGAGATATATGTCACGACATTCCACAAACGGTCAAGAGCTTATCCAATCCTTTAAAAGTGTATAAAGAAAAAGCTAAGATGGGGAAAATCATATTTGACGACCCTGTGGCAACTTGGAACCACGCAAATGTTCGTGTCAAGATAGATGCGAATAACAATGTATTTCCAAATAAAGAAAAGGCAAAAGAAAAGATCGACGTATTTGCTAGTCAGTTAGATGCTTTTATTTGCTACGAAAATTTCAAGGAAGACTTGAGTTATTACTTTGATTGAGGTGAAGAATGAACAAATATATAAATAATCTAAGAGAGGTTTTTGCTAGGATTTTCAGACCAAGCAATAGAAAATCCACAAGAACCTATTTACAAAGAAATTTGAATTATTGGAGAAGAAATTCGATTTACTTAGATAATATCTACAATAAGATTTCAACAGATACTGCACAAGTTCGATTCAAGCATGTGAGAATCACTCGAAATCCGACAGGAGTTGATAAGATGGAGTGGTTTGAAAATAGTGATCTTGCAAATGTTTTATCTTTCTCTCCAAATCCCCTTGAAGTACCAGTTGTATTTTGGGCAAATGTAACAAGAGCTATGCTGAAAGATGGTGTTGCAGTCGTTGTTCCACGTTGGGAAAATGGTCGACTGATTGAAATTTGGCTTGCAAAGAAAACAATATCATGGACTGCAGAGAGAGTTGAAATCATGATTGATGATGTAGAGATTGAGTTGCCTCTTAGTGATGTATGGGTTTTTGAGAATCCTAAATTAAACGTGACAAGTCAATTAAACCAAATCACAGAATTAATTGATATCAACCTTGATGCGTTAACTGAGAAGTTAGGCAGAGGGAATTCAAAGTTGAGAGGATTCTTAAAATTACCAACTAAAGCAGCAGATGAACATTTGAAGAAGCAAGCTAAGAATCGAGTTGATAGCATGATGGAACTTGCTGCAAATGGTGGCATTGCCTATCTCGAGCAAGGTGAAGAGTTTATGGAATTAAACAAAGATTATTCAACCGCTTCTAAAGAAGAAATGGAGTTTCTGAAATCTCAACTTTATCATGCTCATGGAATTAATGAAAAATTGTTTACTTGTGACTACACAGAAGAACAATATAGAGCTTACTATTCTAGCGTCATGAAATTATATCAACGTGTATTCTCTGAAGAAATTAATAGAAAATATTTCACGAAGACGGCAAGGACACAAGGAAACAAGCTCTTAGTCTTCTTTGATATGGCTGACATGATTTCATTCAAGGATCTAGTAGAAGGTGGATTCAAATCTAAATACGCAGGTTTGATGAATTCAAATGAATTCCGTGAAACCTATCTAGGGCTTCCAGGATATGAAGGTGGAGAAGTATTCGAAACCAATCTAAATGCAGTCCGTATTGAGCCGAGCGAAAGTAATTAAAAATAGGGTGGGCGGTTGGCAGAAATTTTAAGAAAGGAGGTAGGATATGGAAAAGTTAAAAACCTTTGTCGTCAAGTCAGTTGAGGAAGAGTCAGCTGACTTTCACTTTGAGGCTTATGCCTCCACCTATGGCAATACCGACAGAGATGGCGATGTGATGGCCAAGGGGTGTTTTGACAATACCCTGAAAACCAAGGCCGTCGTCCCTATGTGCTTAAATCACGACCGCAATCGTGTCATCGGTAAGCATGAGCTGTCGGTAGATGAAAAAGGTCTGCGAACACGGTCAACATTTAATCTAAGTGATCCAGAAGCTAAGAAAACCTATGACCTCATGAAGATGGGTGCATTGGATAGCCTGAGTATTGGATTTTTTGTTAGTGATTATGAGCCAGTTGACGCTAAGCAACCCTACGGTGGATGGATCTTTAAAGAAGTGGAAATCTTTGAAATATCTGTCGTGACCGTGCCAGCCAATCCTCAAGCAACCGTTGATAATATTAAGGGATTTGATATGTCTGTGGTTGACAAGCGAATCGCTCAGGCGAACATGAAGCAAGACATCATGAGTAAACTTGCAACAATTTAAAAAAGGAGAAAAAAATGAAAACACTAGTCGAATTGATGGAAGAACGACAAAAACAAGCAGATGAGTTATCTGCAGTCAAATTTAAAAAAGCTTCAATCGAAGAGAAATTGAAGTCAGCAACTATTGGAGAAGAAGAACTTGCACAGTTGAAATCTGATGCAGAAGAATTGGCATCCAAAGCAGAGGAAATCAAGAACACCATTTCTAAGTTAGATGTTGAAATTGAAGAAAAAGAACACAAACTTAGTAAAGCTGCTAAATCTATCAAGGAAGTACAGAAAGGCAAGACACAAATGGAATACTTAAAAACAAAAGAAGCTGCACTTGATTTTGCTCGAATCCTCATGGATAACGAAGGAAGCTCAAACAGTGCACGCAAAGCGTGGGAAGCAAATCTGGTTGAAAAAGGTGTGACTGATGTTAACAAAATCTTACCTGAACCAGTATTGATTGCTATTCAAAATGCATTTAATGATTACGACGGTATCCTGAACCATGTAACCAAAGATCCTCGTTATGCAGTACGTGTTGCGCTTCAAACGCAACAAGCAAAAGCTAAAGGTCATCAGAATGGCAAAACAAAGAAAGATGAATCTTTTGCATTTATCGACTATACAATCAACTCTGCAGCTGTCTACATCAAGTACAGTTTTGAGTATGCTGACTTGAAGAAGGATACAACAGGTGCTTACTTCAACTATGTGATGAATGAATTAGCACAAGGATTCATCCGAGCAGTTGAACGTGCTGTCGTTATCGGCGATGGTAAGAATAATGAAGATGATGACAAAATCACTGAAATTAAATCTATTGCAGAAGAAACACTTGCTCAGCTATTTGATACACAAGAAATCAATGTTGACGGGGAATTTGACAGTACTGTTTTAGAAAACCTCGTCAAAGGGATTGATAAACTTGCTGCAAATACAACTCCAATTTTGGTAACTTCAAAAACCATTGCTCGTAAACTTAAAATGGTTAAGGATGGTGAAAAACGCTACATTGATCCACAACCATTCGCACCAATTTCACAAACAGGAAATATCATTGCTGGCTACCAAGTATATGTCTATGACTGGATGGAAGATGCGACTAACCCAATTATCGCATTTGCTGACAAGGCTTATAAGATGATTGGCGATGATGTCTCTGCTGACCGCTTTGAAGATTATGATGTAACGATGAATCGCCGTCATATCGAACTTGCTAGCGTTCTTGGTGGCCGACTTGGTCAGTACAAATCAGCTGTGAAATTCACAAAAGGTTGATTTTAAATAGAAAGGGGAGTCTAAAATGACAATCCTTAACCAAATTAAAGAAATGGTTGAAGTTGATGTCGAAGAAGAGATCTTCGACACTCAACTTTTAAGATACATAAATAGTGGGATTTCATATCTAACGAGAAACAACATTCCTATCACTCGCATCGATGAAGATAGCGAATTGACAGAATGGAATGAGATTGAAGAGGATGATAAAGAAACAATTTTAGATTGGTTACATTTGAGATGTGTTCAGAGATTTGATAAATCTTTGATGACAGGAAACTCAACAACAATGAGCTGGATTGATGAAGAATTGACAAATATTCTCTATCAATTAAAAGCCATTTATGGAGTTAAATCATGAAATCATCTAGAACATCAATCATCCTTTGTTACGATAAGCGTACAGAGGTCGAAAAAGGTGTTTTTGAAAAACAAGTTGTAGAAAAGAAAGTCAAAGCTGAAAAAGAGAAGATCTACCAACGTAGACTTGATAAAGCTTTGGCAGATGGTCAAGTTTTGACAGCAAGATTTCGGATACGTTCTAACTATGTGACAGATTCCTTAGACTACGTGAAGTACAAAGGGAAAGAATACAAGGTAAATGTTGGAACTGAATCTGATGATGGCCACTACACGATAATTGAATTAGGAGAATTGAAATAATGGCTAAGAAGTTCTTCACCAGGCAAGAAATTCAAGAAATCCTAGAAAAAAACACTTTAAAATCAAAAGTGTTCTATATGGAACGTGAGGAAAAGTCCTCTCCTGACAACGTTATTCTTTACTATCGTTTAACTCCGGGTAGTAGTATTACTGCTGATGACACAGTACACATGAGAAAAGTGACTATTCAAATAAGTCACTATCACAAGAAGAAACTAGACAGCATTGAGGAATTGATGTTGTCTAATTTTATGTGTGAACCTAGTCAGTTGAATCTAAAACAGCCTGATACAGATTACTTACTTACAACCTACAGAATCGAGGTGTTCACAAGTGGGAAGTGGTAGCGTTAATGTGAAAACATTAAAAATCGATATACAGAATCAAGTTTTAGAAATCATAGAAAAAACAGGAAAAAACACCGCTGGAGATATTATAGACGGAAGTCCTAGAAGAAACGGAGTATATGAAGAAGGATGGACTCACGAGACCATTGAAGATATCACTGTAGTATATAACAACGGGAAAGAGAAGTCGCTTACTCACTTGTTAGAAAATGGCCACGCAACAAAAAATGGTGGATTTGTAGCACCTCAAGAACACATCAGACCAGCTTATCTCAAAAATAAAGAAATCTTTCTCAATAATATGAAATCAATAAAAATCAGACCAAATTAAGGAAGGAGTCACAATGACTTATAAATATGACACACGAGAGGTTACTCATGGTAATGCCATGGGATTCTTTGCTAAGATTGCAAAAACAGAATCTGGCGAACTCGACCTAAAAAAACCATACCCATTTACAGGATTGCGAAAAACATCTTTTGAAACTTCGCAAGAATCAAATGCATACTACGCAGACAATGTGGAGCACGTTCGTCTTCAAGGTAAGAAATCAACTGAGGGATCCATCACGACTTATCAAATTCCTAAACAATTCATGATTGATCATTTGGGTAAAAAGCTGACAAATTCAACTCCACCAGCGCTCATCGATACTGGTGTGAATGCGAATTTCATTTGGGGATATGCTGAAACAGTGACAGATGAGTTTGGTTCTGAGGTTGAAGAGTTCCACATCTGGACCAATGTGAAAGCATCGGCTCCAAAAGGCAGCACTGCAACAGATGAAAGCTCTGCTACACCAAAAGAAATCGAAATTCCATGTACTGCGTCACCTAACAATTTCATTCTAGATTCAGATAAAAAACCTGTTTCCGAAATTGTATGGCGTGATACAGACAAAGGGGTTGTCCGTGCTAAATTTGATAAATTGTTCGCTTCAAGTACCCCAACGAAATTGATTGATTTTATCAATGAAGCTTTAGGAACAACAGCAATCGTGCCAGGAGGCTAATATGATTAAAAAAGAGCTATCATTTATTACCTTTGATAGCTACGGAGAAGAAGTAGAGCGTACCAAAACGGTGCGCTTTCTTTATTCTCTGCCTGCTATCAAAATGTATGAACAACGGACTGGAAGAAACTTTTTTGACGACAATCAAAAAGCAATTAGCGTGTATACGCAACTTGCTTCTAAAACTGGAATCAAAACTGAACTATCAGACCTTTCTGATGATGAGAAAATTCAACTATTACCGCTGTTAATGGACCCTGATTTTATGAATTTCTTGACAGATGTGATTCCTTGCCTATACGGAGAAGTCGAAAACGGACGATTAATCCAGAATGACATGACTGCAGAAACAGCTTCGCTTGCTCCATGGTTTGGCGATTTGCTAGACATCACCTTCTTCTCTGACTTGTTCTATGAATTTAATCGTAGCCGAGCGAAAGTACCTCAAGATAGAAAAAAGCCTCAACAGAAGTCATAACTTCTGAAAAAATTTATAAGGTTGTTTTTGAAAATCGGATGGATGTTTTTTGGGCAGAAAGTCAACATTTTAATTATTTGATGGGGACATTACATCAAATGAGTGTCAATGAAAATGAGAAGAAAACATTATCAAACGCAGAATTACTAAATGTAATGTCTGACTAAAAATGAAAGGAGGTAATCAATGGCAGAGACATTTGAAGGGCTGTATGTAAAATTTGGAGCTAATACAGTTGAATTTGAAAAATCTGTAAAAGGGATCAACAATGCTCTTGCAAGTTTGAAAAAGGATTTCACAAATATCAATAAACAATTGAAAATGGATCCAGACAACGTCGAGCTATTAACTAGAAAATTAACAAACTTACAAGAACAAGCCCGTGTTGGTTCTCTCAAAATACTTGAGCTCAAAAAACAACAAAAAGCCCTTGGAGAATCAGAAGTTGGTTCAGCACAGTGGAACAAACTACAAATTGAGATTGCCAAAGTAGAATCTCAAATGAAAGTTGTTGATAGAGCTATGGAATCAACAAAGAAAAGAATAGAAGATATCGGAAATCCAAAGTCTATTTTAAATCTCAATAAAGAAATCAACAATGTCGCAAAAGAACTTGACATCGTCAACCAGAAGCTAGAATTAGATCCTAAAAATGTAGAGTTGTCCGAACAAAAAATGAAGTTATTAAGTAAACAATCTTCATTAGCTAAGGACAAGGTCCAGGAGCTGAAACGGAAACAAGCGGAATTAGGAAAGGAAAAAATCGGCACAGAAGAATGGCGACAACTTCAAAATGAAATTGGGCAAGCAGAAGTTGAAGTTTTAAAGATAGATAAAGCAATGGATAATCTAGGGGATTCTAGCCGTTCAGCAACAGGAAGCATTAAGGAAGCTACAGGATACCTAAAAGCTGACGTAATGATGAACGTTGCTGAAAAGGCAGGACAACTAGGTCAAAAAATGGTTGATGCTGGTAAAAAAACAGTAGATGCATGGTCTGAGATTGACGAAGCAATGGATACTGTTACAACAAAAACTGGACTGACTGGGGAGGCCTTGTTAGGACTACAGGGAATTGCAAAAGGAATTGCCACATCTTTACCAGCGACTACATTTCAAGAATCTGCTGATGCAGTTGGTGAGCTCAATACACAATTTGGGCTTACTGGTGATACTTTGAAAGTTGCAGCAGAATATTTATTGAAGTATTCAAAAATAACTGGAGAAGACATTTCAAATTCTGCAATAAATGCCAAAAAGGCAATCGATGCCTATGGACTATCCAATGAGGATTTAGCAAGAGTATTGGACTCAGTTACTAAAGTAGGCCAGGACACAGGTCAATCTTATGATTCAATTTTCCAAAAAGCTATAGATGGAGCTCCTCAGATTAAGATGCTGGGATTATCTTTTGAAGAGGGAGCAACATTAATTGGTAGATTTGAAAAAAGCGGGATTGACTCTTCTGCTGCTTTATCTTCTCTTTCAAAAGCCGCAGTAAACTATGCCAAAGATGGGAAGTCCTTGACGGATGGATTGAACGAGACTGTTAATGCGATTCAGAACGCTACTAGTGAGACAGAAGCAATAAGAATTGCTTCTGAAGTTTTCGGAAATAGAGCTGCTCCTAAAATGGTGGATGCTATTCAACGTGGAGCCTTTAGTTTTAATGATTTAGCTGAAGCAGCCAAATCCTCATCAGGGACTGTCTCAACAACATTTGATGAGACGGTAGATCCGATTGATAAACTAACAACATATTCCAATAAAGCGAAAGAAGGACTTGCCGAGGTAGGCGGTAAACTGCTAGAAACACTTATTCCAGCATTAGAACCACTTATTGACTTACTTGATAAGGCTGTTGAGTGGTTTACCAATTTGAACGAAAGCGATCAACAAACAATCGTTATTCTTGGACTTGTTACAGCGGCCGTTATGACTTTACTTGGAGCTCTCGCTCCAATTGTTATTGCGATTGGGACTATAGGAGCTCCAATCGGGATTGTCATCGCCGCAATAGTTGCAGCTATTGCCGTCATAACTCTGATCATACAGGCAATTATGAATTGGGGAGAGATATCCGAATGGCTTCAAAATTTATGGGATGGATTTGCAAACTGGATTTCAGAATTATGGTCACAGATATCGACTACTGCAATAAGAGCATGGGAAGCGTTAGTTACATGGCTTTCAAATCTATGGACGAACATTACTGAGACAGGAAAAGTATTATGGACTGTCTTTGTGGCTGGGTTAACTGGAATCTTTCAAAATCTAGTTACAGGAGCACAGGCATTGTGGCAGAACTTCACTTCTTTTCTTTCAAATTTATGGACTAGTTTGACATCTATGGGTTCAAACTTGTTCAGAGATTTAGGAAGTTCAATTTCTAATGTTTTCAATGGAATCTTATCTACTGCTAGCAATATTTGGAACTCTATCAAATCAACTATTTCAAATGCTATTGATGGTGCTAAAAATGCAGTATCTAGCGCTATCCAAGCTATTAAAAATCTATTCAATTTCAATATCAGTTGGCCACATATTCCACTACCTCACTTTTCAGTGAGTGGTTCAGCCAATCCTTTGGACTGGTTAAGTCAGGGCGTTCCAAGCATCGCTATTGAGTGGTATGCGAAGGGTGGTATTATGACCAAACCAACTTTATTTGGAATGAATGGAAATAGAGCAATGGTTGGTGGAGAAGCTGGTGCAGAAGCAATCCTTCCACTCAACAAGTCAACTCTTGGTGCGATTGGACAAAGTATTGCTAATACGATGAATACATCGAATAGCATCAATGTAAACTTCTCAGGTGTAACCATCAGAGAAGAAGCAGATTTGAATAGACTAGCTGACGCAGTTGGAACACGTATTGCTGAAGAACTACAAAGAAAAACTAATTTGAGAGGAGGTTTCGGATGACAAAAATTAATGAGTTAACCATCGATGGAGTGAAAACATCATCATTTAAATGTGAGATTCTGGTTGAAACACGACCACAAGTCATCGTATCCTCCTCAAAAACTAGTCTTTTAGAACATGATGGAATCAGTGGTGCAATTGTTCAATCAAATAGACATCGTGGGGTGATTGAAAAAAGCTACCATATCAGCTTAATTAACCCAACAGATGAAGAGTTATACCGTTTTTCTTCTCTGTTAAATCGTGAAAAATTTTGGTTGGAGAATGAACAAGAGCCAAGCGTGAAATATTGGTGCTATAAAGTGGATGATTTCAAAATTATTAAAGATGATTTTGGTGCATGGACGGTAGATGTGAAATTCACTTGTCACCCTACCAAATATTTCAAAACTACTGATACACAGAGATTGACAAGAAGTGGGACTTTGACTGTTCAAGGTTCTGCTCTTGCCTTCCCTAAAATTACAATTGTTGGCCAGAGCACTACTGAAACATCGTTTACGATTGCTGGACAAGTCATCAGACTTGAAAACCTCACAGAATCGCTTGTAATGGTCAACAATCCAGACAATCCAAGCTTTAAGACCACAACAGGAAAGCCAGTTAAATGGTCAGGGGATTTTATCACAGTTGATCCAGCGAAAGTGAAGAATGTTGGGG